AAAATACCCTGCATATCTAGCACAGCTTCAACCCTTGCTTCAAGCTCTATATTTTTTAAGTCTGTATAAAGCTCTATATTTAATTTGTTACCCTTATAATAAGCAATACCATCTGCAGCAAAGTTATAGCTACTTGGATATAAAAATACTAAAAAAGGTGGGGCTTGCGATTCACCCTCAACAAAATGATCATATGCATATGGAAGATTCATTCTTTCTATCATTTTAATTATTTCTTGATGCTTCACTTTTTAATTCCTTTCTCAATCTTAGACTTCATGATTTCCACCGCATTAGCTTCTGCTGGTGCAATATGTGGAATTCCAGAAACTCTACCTCCTCCACGCTTTACATGTCCATTCTCCAGTAAATGAGCTAACTGATATCGATTTTTTGAATAAACCGTTATGGTTAGTGAATTACTCGTCTCCTCTATTTTCTTAGTTGTCCAACTTTTTTTATATTTACCGGTTTTTTCTGGTGCATTATCAGATATCTCTTGTTTAGCCTCTCTGCTTGCTTCCTCTACACTGTTTTTTACTAGCTCTGTAGTCACTTCTGAGTATTCCCTTAGCCCTTCCATCACTGCATCTACCAGTTTATCAATTTTTACTGTTTGTCCCATTTGATCACCTCTTTACTAGACTGGCCCTGAGTTTTAAGCTTTTATTCTTGTACTGCACATTGTCAACAAACTTAATGTTGTAAAACTGATTTCTAAATATAATACGATAATGCTCACCATCCAAATGTGAAACTTCACTACAGTATCTAATTATAAAGTTCAAATCTACTTGAGAATTTACCTGCGCAGCTGCCCAGTACTCGTTTCCAGAAAGATTATTTACATATGAATAACAAGAATAATAGTCTTCCCATAGCAGTTTATGATTTCCATCACCAGCATTTACTGGTATACTTTTCTGAATAATGATTCTCTCCTGCATTGTCTCAATCATTAAAAAGCCTCCTTGCGAATCGGAAACAATAAATACTTCATCGTTTCTGTAAGTCCTTTGTGATCTGCCTCCTCCCTATGCTCATATAAGTACACAATTGCATAAAGTTCAGCAGTATGAACTATATCGCTGTAGGCCTCTAATACCTTACTGTCTAAGCGGCTAACCTCTTTTACAAGGATAACCGCTGTAGCAATAAGTCCTTCAATCAATACATCATCATCCATTGAATCAACCCGCAGATATTTCTTGGCTTCGTCTAATGATACATGCATTGGTTATTCCTCCTTAGCCTGCTGGCTTTGCAGTTGCTTTGATATCAAGAGTCTTAACTGCTTCAGAAAGAATAAGCTTACCATCTACACGCTCTGATGCGAGGAAACCTATCTGTCCTGTTGTCGCATAGAGCTCATTGAGTCTCTTAAAGCTTCTACCCTGACGATCTGCAATCCAATAGTAAGAGAAATCACCTAATGCCATTACTCTTTTACCTGCTGCAAGCTCTGGAGCATAGATCGATGTTCTATAGGTACGATTGAGAATTTTATCAGGCTCACCCTCTCTTACTGAAGGCTGCCATATATAATTCCCGTTACCATCCTTTAACTTACGAATTGCCTTAATAGTAGAATCGTTGAGTATCCAAGTCGCCTTGTTACGATAAGGAGCTCTTAAACTATAATAAAGGTCCATTACATCATCAAAAGTGATGCCAATACTGGTTGCTGTTACTCCTGTTTCTGCACCACCTGTTGTGTTAAATATACCAACAGGCTTTCCAATGCCATCGCCAACAAAGAAAGCTTCCTCCTCTTTTGCTCCAATACGACGGCCAAACTCCTTAGAGATATACTGCTCAATATTGAAAACAGAATCATTAAGCAGTTCATCAGATACCTTAATCATTGTAGCTAATTTATGAGCACCAATTGATGTCTGTCCAAAGCTTTCGTCGCCTTCAGGGAATTGGCCTCCTTCATCAATCCATGCAGCTTCACCCTTTGAAGTCACAATAGGAATCTTTCTATCACCACTTGAAGTACGAATAACTGTAGCAAGATTTCTGAAGAACACTTCATCTTCAAGTGCTTCAACCAGCGTTTTTTCATATTCCTCAGGGCAAAGAAATCCGCCTTCTGAATCAGTTCCAACAGAAAGAGCATTCTGAACTTCATAAGAATTTCTATTTCTCATGTTGTCCCAGAATGCCCTACGATACTCCTCTGTTACTCTGCCAGTCTTTGCTTCACCTGATACCTGTGCATTTGGCTTATTCATTATAGGTGTGCTAGTTGCTTTTGCTAGCTCAGTATCAATCACCATCTGACGCTCAAGTCTATCAATTTCTCTACCAAGATCAACTACCTCTGTTTCCATTCTGTCATAAGTGGCCGCATCTTCTGCTGACAGAAGTCCATTTGAACCCTGCTTCGAATCTAAGAATGCCTTTGCAGCTTCCCAGGCTTTTGCTCTTTTTTCTTTTAATTCTAAAACTTTACTCATTATGAAATTCCTCCATTACACTTTAATAGTTCAAGTCTTTTTCTTAACTGATCTACATGTACTTTTTTTTCACAAAGTTCTATATTCTTAACCTTGCTCAAGAAAGACGCTTCCGAACTTCTAGCAGAATATGAATAAGCATTCTGCTGGAATGGAAGCTTCTTGTTTTCTTTCTCACCATCTTTTTCAGCACCCTTTCCATCTTCTTTATTAGATTCAAAGAACGCAGCGGGCTCATTTGCTATATTTTTCTCGCTATCATTATTAAATAAGAGCTTGTCTGCAAAACCTAGCTCTATGGCTTTCCTTGCATTGAACCAGGTCTCCTCATCCATCAACTTGGATAACTTATTCCTGGAAAGTCCTGTTTTATCGACATAGGCATTTAAGATAGATTCTTTTACCTCGTTAAGCATTGCAATTGCGGCCTCCATATCCTTGGTGTTTCCCATTGCAATTGTTCCCGGATTATGAATCATCATCATGGCCACAGGACTTACCAAAACAGTATCTCCGGCAACCGCAATGACTGAAGCAGCGCTGGCTGCAAGACCATCAATCTTTACTGTTACATGTCCGTTATAGTCACGAAGCATGTTGTAGATCTGAGCTGCAGCAAACACATCTCCGCCAGGACTATTGATCCATACCGTTATGTCTCCACTTCCTGCATTAAGCTCATCTTTGAAAAGCTGTGGAGTAACTTCATCCCCGTACCAGGTTTCATCAGAAATTTCTCCATTTAAAAAGAGCGTTCTCTCGATTGAAAGATCGCTCTCATTCTTTACCCAGTTCCAAAACTTACGTTTCATCGCTTTCCTCTCTTTCTATTTTCTTGTGGTGGCGGCTCCTCTGATTCAATTACCTGTGCTTCCTGTCCGCTTCCCATAGCAAAAATACCAGCATCTGCAAGCTTACACATGTTTCCATTTATAAGATAAAGATTTCCTCCCTCTTCATCAGATAAAGGATTTAAGTCCTCCATCTCTCGAATATCATTTGTGGAATACCACCCGTTTTGTCTTCCTATACTATAACCTTGCATTCTTGAAGCGTAATCACCTCTAAGCAATCCATCAACATTGAGCTTAATAAAATACTTTCCTTTTTCTCCAGGAAGTAAAAGTGCCTTTTGTAAGCTCTGTTCCCACCTGATAACCCAAGGATCTAAGGTATATTTCACAAATTCAAGTGACTGTTGCTCAATATTAGAAAAACTCGACTTCTCTAAATCACCAATCATATGTGGTGGTATACGATACAGTCTTGCAATTTCATTTATTTGAAACTTTCTCGTTTCTAAAAACTGTGCTTCTTCTGGTGGAATGCCAATCTGCTGGTACTTCATTCCCTCCTCCAAAACAGCAATTTTATGGGCATTGTTAGTTCCACGATACACTGCATTCCAAGACTCCCTAATCTTTCCCGGATCCTTAAGAACGCCAGGGTGTTCTAAAACCCCTCCAGGATTTGCACCGTTTGCGAAGAAGCTAGCACCATATTCCTCGCAGGCAAGTGTCATTCCAATAGCATTCTTAGCTATCGCAATTGGAGAATATCCAATGAGGCCATCAAATCCAAGTCCTGGAATATGA